TAATTGCATTACCAATTGTTAAGCTTAAACCATTTCCAGTAACTTCAACAATTGCTTTACCAACAAAAGTTATTGTTCCAGTTGAAACTTGTAAATCATTTCCTGTTAATGAAACTTGAGCTTTACCTGATACTAATGCTGTGCCTGAATTTAATGATAGAGCGTCAATTGGAACTGATTCATTCCACGCTCCTTCGCCCCACGTAACGCGGCCCCAACCTTGAGAGATACCAACATCTACAACTACGTCAATAGTTTGTTGACCCCACTCACCTTGATTCCACGGATATATACCCCAAGTATTATTAGCCATAATTTATGGCAAACCTACTACGAAATTCTTATGATTGCACTCGTAGAGTTAGCTGCTGGGAATTGAATAGTAAAGTCGCCGTTTGTTGAAGTTTTATTACCACCAAAATCTAATACTACAACTGCTTTACCAGAGTTTGTCGTATTATAAATTAATGCTGCAGAAGCAGTAAGTGTAGCTGTTGAAAAAGTTACATCATTAAAATCTACAAATGCAATATTTTGCGCAACTACTGGTGAAATATTTACAAGTGAAGCTCCAGTCGCTGTATAACCTGTACCAGTAACTTCGTTAGTAGTTGTATATGCAGTTGTTGCTGCAGAAAAACCTGTAACAGTTGAATATAATGCTAATTTAAATGTGTCGCCTGTGCTTGCTGTAAAATCGTGAATTGCTTCAAAAAGTTCTTCTTTAAAACTATCTGGTACTATATTTGCCATATTAACTCCTTATTATTTACTTGGTGGTGGAGAGTCTACCACAACACGTGGTTCTCCGTCAACATATTCGTCTCTTCTTCTTCTACCTGTTTGTTCAACACCGAAAGATTCTCTCGCTTGTTGATATGATTGTTCGTAAACTTGTATCATATTATCAGGACCTTTCAAGTATTTATATGCTTCTACTAAAGAACCGTAAAGAAGTAAATCTTGGGCAAAAGTAGATATATAAGTAGTTGAAGTTGTTGAACTACCAGCAGTTATAGATGTTCCTTGTGAATAATAAGCAATATTAATTCCATAAACTGTATTAGGTGTTGGAGCTACAAACCAAGTTGTTTCATTAAAGTTTGCATAGAACCTTGGCTTTGCATAGTAAGTAGAATTACCGGGAAGATTATTAAATTCTGCCATGTAAGAACTATCTTTTTGTTCTACAATAGAAGCTTCATTTGTTACCGGAGTAATCATTTCAACATATCTAATATTACGAAGTCCAGATGGTACAGAAATTGTAGTTGTTCCAGCTGTTGTTGCAGCACTTGCATATAATCTAAAAGCGTCAATATTTAATTCTCTATAAATTCTATTTTCTGCATTTTGTACAACTACAGAAAGAGTAGAATCAGATAATCCATTACTATCTACTTCTGTGTAGTTTCTAATTTGAGTTACTAATTGTGAATAAGTTAGTGCCATATTATATTGTCTCCGCGGTCGCCGATCCACCGCCAATGGTTGTCGTTAAAGAACCAGTTCCTGACGATGCGTTAAAACTATAATTATCTAAATTAACAACTGTTATACTATATCCAGTTGACGTTGTTAAGACTGATTGTTGAAATCCTGAAGAAGTTAAAAATGAATTAACTACTGTTAAATTTTGAAATTTAACTGTATCTGCTGTAGTTTTACCATGACTAGGTTGATTAACTTGTATAGTTGAACTATTTACAGTTACTAAAAAAGCATTATTAGGTAATGCAACTGCTGAAGGACCAACTGAAGGTTGTCCTCCAAAGTTCCCGCCCGCGCCCGCGAGAGTTTGACCATTAATAGTATATTGATTCGTATTAACTACTGTTAATGAAAATCCAAGTGTTGTATTTAACATTGCGTTAGTAAATCCATTAACTGCATTTACATTTGTAAATATAATTTTATCTCCTGTTGTTTTTTCATGACCAGGTTCATTTACTAAAATAGTAGAACTTCCTGATGTTGATAATAAAGGATTAAAAGATAATAACACAACCGATAATGGTTCAGTTCTGTCTGGTCTTGCATTTAATAATCCTTGCGGATCGTTGCCTGGTACTTTTGGCTCTAATTGAGGTTGTTTAGGTTCGTATTCTGAAGTGTGAACAAAGGATCCATTCCACTCGGTTACCATTTCGTCGTACGGAAACCTTTGTCCAGATCGATCTGATATGGCGTAAGACTTCTTACCTGTAGCAAAAGTTGTCATTATACACCATCTCCATAGAATGTTTTTGGTGATATAAATAACGAGGTGCGTTGACCGTCTTCTTGTAAAGCTCTTTGTAATTCATCTTCATAAATTAATTTTAACATTTCAGTTTTTTCTGGTCGGTATGTAATACTTAAATAATAAGCTAGTCCTGAAGTTAAACATGGTAAAAATCTAAATACAACATCTGGAGTATTGGTATATCTTCCACCATCTTCAATTCTTGCAAGATAATAAAATTTTAATTGAAAATTACTTGGTGTGGATGTACTAGAAAATCCAGATCCTGGTGTTTGGTATAAAAATATACTTGGACTGTAAGTTCTTTGTACGTAATATTGTGAAGGTGTTCCTTGAGATAATTTATTAGGTAGCGCTGCATAAGCAGATCTGTCTATTTTAGTTAATGAAGTGTCAGTTGGTGATGAAGCATTAGGTGAAGTATTATTTCTAATATAAGCTTCTAATACATCGTTAATATCGTTTGGATAATTTGTAGGATCAGTAGTATAGTTATATTCAGCTTGGCCCAATACTAAAGGGATCGCGGCTAATTTAACTTTCCATAAATGAACGCCTCTATTATCCCATTCGGATAATAAAATATTTAAATTTCTTCTTGCTGTTTTTAAATGATTACCGGATCTAGCTGTTCCAATACCTACACGTCCATAAGCTTCATCAAAAAGCTCATCTAGTTCAAGATTGAAACTTGTAGTTCCGGAAGTAGTCATCTACTCTCCTACTTGTCTATAAATAACGTAACGTTTAAAGCACTAGCATTTGCTGTTACACCAACTCCATCAACAATTCCTGTACCATTTCGTCCTGCATATAGAACACCATCTTCAGGAATATTTAATGTTTCTGTTTGTCCTGCACCAACTGAAACACTAATAAAAACTTGTGTGTTAGTTGAAGAACTAACAGTAGTAGCATTTGCTAATCCATTAATAATTGCAGTTCCAGAACTTCCTGTTGATTGAATCATATATCCACGAAGTCTTGTAGGTCCAGTAAAAAATACTGCATTTGTGGAACTTGTAACGACTGGTTTTACATCTGATTTCATTTTATCTCCTTATATTAAGGAGCTCTTTCGAGCTCCTTAAAAATTAATTTATTATAACGACTGTGACTCGCCTGGTTGAGCGTTATCTACAATTGTATATGTAAATACACCTGTAACTGTTCCAGTTCCAGCAGTTGCTCCAACAGAAGCTGCTACAGTAGCGTTAGCTGGTATACCACCTGCTACTACTAATGCACCACCTGCACCATTGATTGATCCTTTTGTAACCGAAGTTACTTCATTAAAGAAACCATCAACGTCAGCTGTTGTTCCAATGTCTATTGTAGATGAAGCACCTGATGATGCTACGACTACTGAAAAAGAAATTGGTATAGCACCTTTTGGTAGAATGAATGTAGCACCAGTTGTTGCTGATGTACCAATTCTAACTGGTGTTAAAGAAGCTGCGGTCGCTGCAGCATTAAATGAAATTGTTTCAGATAATACTACAACACCTGGTGTTGTTACTGATTTGTCTTGTCCTCCGTATGATCTTACGATCCCTTGGAATGATGTTGTTGCCATAGTTTTATTCTCCTAGTTATTCCAATCTAGTCTCTAGGCCGTCGACTATATGCGTCTAGATCAGAAGTTAATATATAGTTCTATAAATATAGCTTAATTTTTTAAAAAGAGCAAGAGGTGGCTTATGTTTCTCTCACTTTTATTCCAATTATATAACTAGTTTAACTAGCTATAAATGCTGGATCTTCTTCTTCGCTTAAAACAAGATTATTCTCTTGTCTAGCGGCGTCAAGATCCTGTTGAAGAATTTGTCTTTTGACTTCCTTCAACTCCACTTCCAACCACTGCATATCAGTAGTTAGTTTTCCCTGTTCAAGATAAGACCTGTTCCACTGTGACTCCAAGTCTATTTTCTTGGCCAGAAGCGATTGGGACAATGATGTCACGTTCAACCTCCTCATAGGTTATATAGAAAAAATTACTAATCTGTTTATGACTAATCATTTTTTCTAATTGCTCTTTACTTGTTTTTCCCAGAAAGTCAAGTACTTTCTGATGTAAAGATTCTGTAGTGTTTATGGGTTCAGATTCCAATGTAAATTGGATTTTCATGCCGTTTGTAAATACTTTTATTAGGTAGGTCATCTTCTCACGGATGTCTTTATATTGATTTACAGGGCGAGTCAAGCTCGCCCCATAAAAAAAAGTTCTTATGCTCCTGATGAACCGAATGCACCTCTAGGGTCAGAAAAGCCGAAGCTGTATCTTTCTCTAGCTTTGTATCTTACGTTACCAGTTTCAAAGTCACCTTCCATAGAAGTTCTAATTGGTGATCTTTCAAAGTACTTTAAGCCATTTGGTACATCTGTCATGATAAAGAATGCATCAGAATCAGTTAAGTAATGGTTCACAACATAACCTTGTGAAATCATTCC